TATAAAAGAGGAGGGGCTTTTCCAGTATTAAATGTAACAATATATTATGAAATAAGATACACAAAAGCAAGTGATTAATTTTGAATAAATGAAAAATTATGTTAATATAAAATAAAAGGAGGAATAAAATATGATATCAATAACAAGAGAGTCAATAAATATAAAAGACAAGAACAATGCAATATTAGAAATAAGAGGTTTAAGTACAGATACTAAACCAATAGAAAATATAACAAATGGAAGCTCATTTATTGAAATGGATACAGGAAAAATATATTTTTATAATGCAGAATCTCAACAATGGTTAGAGTTTTAAAAAAGGAGGTAAAAAATGGATGATATAGTAAGTTATGTAATTGGAAAGAAAAAAGGTGGAGTAACACCAACAGGAGAAATAGACATAACACAAAATGGAGTAACAAATGTAAGTGGTTATGCAACAGCAAATGTACAAGTACCAGAAAAGCAATTAGAAGATAAAAGTATAATAATAAGTACAAATACAACAACTTTAATAGAACCAACACAAGGAAAAGATGGAATGAGTAGTGTAAGTGTAACAACTAATGTACCACAACCAAGTGGCAAAATAACAATAACTCAAAATGGTACAGATATAGATGTATCTAGTTATGCTAGTGCTGATGTAAATGTACCAGCAGATATGAGTGAGTATTTTTTGAATTCAATTACACCACCAGCACAAGATGCTATGGGTATTATAATGGTTAAAAAATTGCCAGACCCTATTTTTATAGATGCTTCTAATCGTAGTAATAATTTGAATAATTTTTTTAGGTATAATTCTTTTACAGAATTACCTAAAATGACAATTACAAATTGTAGTGGTTTTACTAGTTTTTTAGCTAATTCACAAGAATTAATAGAAGTAGATTTAACTAGTTGGAGTATACCAAGTTATATTGGTGGGACAAATTTTTTAAGTAACAGTCCTAAATTAAAAAAAGTAAATATGAGTAATTTTAATTCAACTTGGAGTCCTGCTGATTTTAGTTATATGTTTTTAAATTGTCCTTTACTAGAAGAAGTAGATTTATCAAGTCTAGATTGCAATATTAAAGCTAGTAGTATGTTTAATGGTTGTGTTTCTATGAAAAAAATAGATTTATCAAGTTTACAATTTTCTAAGTCAGATAGAATGAGAAGTTATGGAACTATGTTTGGAGCAGATGCTACAACAGGTGTACCAGATAATTGTTTAATATTAGTAAGAGACCAAGCATCAAAAGATTGGGTAGAAGAAAAATTTCCTAGATTAACAAATGTACAAATAAAAAGTGAATACATAGCAAATCAAGGTGCATAATGGAACAACTAGATATAAAAGATATTAAAATAAAGCAATTAGAAGAAGAAATAAAAAGATTAAAAGAAGAAAATGTTAATTTAAAAAAAATAATAATGTGGCAAAGCTATGACAAAGCAGGAGTTAAACTAACATATAAAAATAAAGAAGGATCATCACAAAGATGATTCTTTTTTTACATTTTTAATGTAAAATTTTAAAAATTATGAAAAAATATTGATTTTTATATAATTATATTATACAATTAAATAAGTAAAAGGAGGTAAGCAATGAAAAAAATACATACAATTAATGTTGATGAAAAAACTTATAAGGATTTTAAGGTATATTCAATTATAATTGGAAAATCAGTTAGTTCATTAATTGAAGAATTTATGAAAAATATTTTAAAAAAACAAAAAAATAATTAAAAAAATGGAGGTAGAATTATGAAAAAAAGAAAATTAAAAGGTTGGGTTAAAGGTTTATTAGAAATATTATTAGTAGTTTTATTAGTAGTTTTATTTTTATTAACATTAGCAATTAATGTTGAAATAATAGATCAAAAAGATAATAGTGAGGTTGTTTATGAAAGAATTAATTAAAGAATTACTTAAAAAATTAAAAGAATATTTAGAAATAAGTATTCAAACTAAAAGAAACATGAGAAAAAGAATTTATCAATTAGAAGATCAAATTAAAGAAGCTACAAAAAATGAAAAATATGCAATAGACCAAATGAATAAATATAAGAATAAATTAAGAGAAAAAAAGAAAAAAGTGGTGTAAAATGAGTAAAAATGTTAGAGATAAAACACAAGAACTTTATGAAAAATGGTCTTACTTAAAAGCATTAGCAAAAGATGATAAATTAAACTATGAAAGAAATTCTGAAATATATGCTATTGAAGATGAAATATATAAAAAATATTTATTTTATAAAAAATTCTTAAATGCAGAAGAAAAAATTAAAGATAATAAAGGTAGGAAAATAAAATGACCAAAGCTGAAATAAATGATTTATTAGAAATGAATTATGATAATAATAGAAAATGGTTAGTTAATTATATATTTACTCTTGAATTGGATTGGGATAAATATAGAAATGGTTTAGTGTTAGCACAAGAATTAATAAAAAATTCGGTTTCAAAAGATATATATAACGATCTAGCTATGAAATATAATAAATTAGTAAAAAAAACAAAACAAGGTAAATTTGTTAATTTAAAATAATTGTGGTATAATTTTTTTGGTAAGAGTAGAAGAAAAGAGGAAATATGGTAACTACAATAATTAGTACAGCGATAACTTTTGTTGTTAGTAGTATTTTAGGTTATTGTGTTAGTGCTATAAAAAATTACAAAAAAAAATTAAAAGATAAAACCGAAAATGAAGAAATACAAAATCAAGCATTATTGACATTATTACAAGCACAATTAACTAATACATATTTTGTTTATAATGAAATGGGTGAAATATCTGATTATGTTTTACGTAACTGGTTGAATCTATTTAAAATATATAAACAACTTGGTGGCAATGATTATATTGATACATTGAAACAAAAAATGGATGCTTGGGTAGTTGTTAAAACAGATATATTGAAATAATATATCTTTTTTTATTTGCATTTTTTTGAAATATAGATTATAATACCCGATTAATAAAAAAAGGGAGTGTAATATGAAAAATTATTATGTTTTTATAGAAAACGAAAATTTATTCAAATATGTTATGTCATCTATGTATTTTAATGAAACAAAAAAAGAAAGAGAAATTTTAGAATTATGGAGAAAAGGCGTTAATAATTGTGATATAGGGAAACAAGTTGGTTATACTGAAGGCACAATTAGAAACAGAAAAAAAGAAATAGCTGAAAAATATAATAAATTATTAGATAATAGTAAAATCCATTTTATTTGATCTAAAATTACGAATTTTTACGAGTTTTACGAAATTTTGCAAATATTTTGCCTTTTTATATAAACATTTAATAGTAATATAATGAAACCAAGAGGCGAAGTATGATTAATAAATTAAGAATAGAATTTATATTTCAAGATTTTATTAAAAAAGTAAAATTGACTGACGAACAGATAAAATTGTTAGATATGTATAGAAAAAAAGAAACAAGAATAAAAATAAGTAATGAATTGGGTATGAGCGAAAGGACAATTGGCTATGAATTAGCAGAATTAAAAAAGTTATACAAAGATTATTGCGATTTAGAAATAACAAAGGCGACTATTTTAAAAAAATAGTTGCTTTTTTTTTGCAGTTTTAATTCTAATAACAATATTAAACTTATATTAGAAGGAGGAATTGAATATGATAAATCGTAATAAAACACATTTATTATATTGCCTCCTTTTAATTATTTAGGAGATGATAAAAATGTATAATAATCCTTATATGTCAAATTATAATTCTATGTTTAATCAACAAAATATGAATGAAAGAATTGACAATGAAATATCAAAATTACAACAAATGAAAAACAATATGAATCAACAACAACCTAGTATAAATCAAACATTTCAATTAGCACCTACTAATAACCATACTATTAGATACGCAAATACTATTGATGATGTATATAAAGAACAGATATTTTATGATACACCATTTTTTAGTAAAGATATGTCAGTATTATGGCTTAAAAGTGCAAAAGGAGATATTAAAACTTATGAATTAAATGAGATTATACCAAAAGATGAAAAGGACTTACAAATAGAATTTTTACAAGAGCAAATAGAAGAATTGAAAGGAAAGATAGAAAATGTTTCAAATGATACAAATGTTATTACAAAACAAGATACAACAGATACCACAGAATATGATGAACCAGATGGAGCAACAATTAAAAATGAGAAATCCAGAGGGGTTCAAAAAGTATCAACAAGCAAGAAAAAATAATAATCCAGAAGAATTATTAAATGAAACTATAAACAATTTTAACCCTCAACAAAGACAACAATGGGACAATATGATGTCTATGTTTGGTCAGCAAAAATAAGGTTAATAACCTTATATGAGGGTATATGCTAGTTTATGTACTCTCATATAAGTTTACTAGCGACTTAAATATTTAGAAAGGAGAGATAAAGTATGAATAATGGTATTCAACCTACTGTGGAATTAGCAACCAACAATGGTAATGGCTACGCATACCCAGTAATGCCTATGATGGGTGGATTTGGTAATGGTGGTTTTGGTGGTTATGGATCTGATTTCATTTGGGTAATTTTATTACTTGCTCTATTTGGAGGTTGGGGAAATAATGGTAATGGTGGCTTCTTCAATGGTGGTTTTGATAATGGTTATGCTTGGTTATCTAACGGGCAAAAAGAAATAATGCAAAATACTAATAATGGATTTGACACATTACATTTATCTAACCAATTAGATACTGTAAATAGTGGTATTTATTCATTATCTAACCAATTATGTAATTGCTGTGCTGATATGAACCAAACAGTATCAAATGGCTTCTATAATGCAGAAATAAGTGCAAATAATAGACAAATGGCTAATATGAATACTGCATTTAATCTACAAAGTCAATTAGCACAATGTTGCTGTGATAATAAACTTGCTACACAAGATTTAAAATCAACTGTAATAAGTGAAAATTGTTCTGATAGAGAAGTATTAAGACAAATAGGACAAGATATTCTAGTTAATCAAACTGCTAACACTCAAAAAATAATTGATGAAATCTTTAGAGATAGATTAGATGAAAAAGATAGTAAGATAGCAGAATTAAATAGAGAAATCTTAATGAAAGACTTAAATGCAAGTCAATTAGCACAAACTCAATCAATAGTGTCAAATATCTATCAAGAATTAAAAAATTGCCCTATTGATACAGTACCTGTCTATGGAAATTCAAGAATATTCAGTTGCAACAATAATGGTTGTGGTTGTACTGGAGTAACAAGTCAATTTATTTAAGCAAATACCTGATTACAGGAAACTCGAATACGAGAACTTGCTAATTTAACGCTATTTAATGGCGTTTAACGGAGAATAGGCATAGTTCTATTCTCTTTTATTTTAAAAATACACAATAAAAATAAAAATATTGTGAAAAGATATGTAAAAACACACAATAAATTACATTCTATTGTGTAAATATGAAAGGAGAGATAAAATGATAGAAACTTTAATTAATGAACCATTAGTATTACCAAGTAATGCAAGTCCAATAACTTTTGATGAAACAGATATAAGAACAAGATGTGCTACTTGCTGTGGTTGGTTAGATTATTCAAATGGGAATCCTAATTTTAAAATATTTGGAAATGGATATACAGGTTATTATGATGTAGAATTTAGTGCTTCTGTAAGTACAGCAACAGCAGGTGTTGTTGCATTAGCATTGTTCCAAGATGGTGTAATGATACCTGATACATTAAGAGCTGTAACTATTGATGCAGCAGATGACTATGAAACAATTTCATTTGATAAAAAATTAAGAGTATGTCCTAGAGGAACTACTAATATATCAGTACAAAGTGTTTCAAGTGTACCAACACCAACTGACTCTACAACACCAATAGCAACTACACAAGCAATTATAACTAATGCTACATTTAGTATATCAAGATTAAATAGATAATGAATAATAGAATAGATAATTTAAGTTTAATATTACAAGCATTAAGTTTAGAAATATTATTTAAAGATTATAATAATAGTGATTTAATGCAAGAACTACAAACTCAAGATGAAAAGTATTTAAAACAAATACTTAAAAACCAAGAAGAAATATTAACTCTTTTAAGAAAGGAGGAAAACTAATGGAAGAACAATTAAAAACTAAAACTGAAGAAAGT